TAAAGAAGAAGGACCAACTCCAATTACACCCACACCCACATCTACTTTAACACCTACACCTACTTTAACACCTACACATACACCCACACCTACTTTAACACCTACAAATACACCCACATCTACTTTAACACCCACACCAACACCAAGTATGACTTCTACACCAAGTCCTACTCCGAGTGCCACCCCATCTGTTTTAGACCCAGACGCTCAAGCATATATTGCTGAAATCAACACTCAAGGTGGTAGTTTAACTGCGAGTGAGGAAACTGCGATAAATACATATTTTGTGGAATTAAAAGCATCGGGGTTATTCAGTAAGTTTTATTACTTACACCTATTCTTTGGTGGCACCGCAGGTTCTAACGGAATAAATGCTATTAACCCTGGCACTTATGATTTGACTTGGCAGGGGACTTGGACGCATAATGGTAGTGGTTCTAATACCATTCAAAATAATTCCAATTATGCTGAAAGTGGATTTGTTATTTCATCTGCTTCACCATCTACTACTGAAAGTAATTTCAGTTTTGGTGTTTTATTAGGGGATACTAATAAACCAATTACATCTTACCAATATCAAGGTGTAGGAACGAATACTACAAACTATATGATTATTGGTATGGATACAAACCAACCACCACTTGGTAAGATAGAGGATTATTGGAGTAGTAATGCTGGTGGTTTAATTAACCCAGCAAACGATATAAGAAATGGACTTGGTTTATGGCATAGTATGAGTAGAAGCGGAACTACGGCTTGGTATAGTGCGGTTAAGGCTGAAAATACATCAGTAGCATCTGGTATGGAAATATATGGAACATATACAACAACCTTTACACCATCATCAACTGCGTATGACTTAAACTTATTTAGGGTTAATGGATTAAATAACTACACTATTGGTGGAACTGCTCTTATGAATTACGCATCAACTTATTTATCTCCAAGTGATATGGATACATTTATGGAAAAAACAAATGATTTGTTATCTGTCTTTGGAACGGAGATATTCACCTAACCAATATTTATTCATTTATGAGTCGTATTTTTACACGTAAACAGTTCTCAAATTATCTCGGTGAAAACCGAGCTATAAATGATATTATTACCAAATGGACGTATGTATGTCCTTCTGAAATTGTTATTGGTGGTAGTGCACCCATATCTGGTATTAACGGAACATACGAAAGATTATTAGATTTTGATGGATATGTTATTGAACCATCTGGAAGTAATAATCCTACTTTTTATTCTGGTGAATATCCTGGAACTTATCCCGCTGGTAATAGAACATACGCAGTATATGGTAGACAAGATGGAACATACTATTATACATTAGTTTGGACTTTGATGTTTGGGAATACAGCATTTTATAGAGTATACAAAACTACTAATGATTATGTTGTAAGTCCTTCAAGAATCCCTAATACGAGTGTAGGATCACCATTAGGAGTTTATACTGAAAATGTAGCTTGGACTGAGCCAAGAAATAATATTTGGTATCCATTACAAGGTGATTATCTAAATTATTCTATGAACCTCACATATCCTTCACCTTGTTCTTCATTACCCGAACCTACATATTGGGTGGTTAATGTTTTAGATTGTGATTGTAACGAACAATTAGCAAGTCAAATACTAAAAGACACTACGGGTAATGTTTCTAGTTTATCTCTTAATGATAGTTTCAGTAATGAGTTTAATCCAAATGTAATATTCTATTTGGTATCAAGTAGTCCAGAAACCACACCCGATTATACAATAAACAGAGGTTTGTTTTCATCTGACCCAGATTGTAGCCTCGTAACTTGTTTCCCTCCAGTATGTTTAACACATTACATAATTAACGATAGTGCTTCAACAACTTTGACTTATGAATATATACCTTGTGGTGATTGTGGAGCAACACCATCAACCGCTACTCTTAGCCCAACATCCGTAATATCAAGATGTTGTTGTGAAGGTTCAGTATCTATAATAAGTGGAACTGGTCGTATTGAAACTACAAATGGATGTTCTTAATAAAAAATTAAAATGATATATCTTAATCAAGGAGAAGAAAACCAAGCAGCAGTTGTAGCATCAAGAAACAAACAACTTGGTGGTAATGTAACTTATTTATGGAGTATGATGCATAAGTTGACGGGACAGAAATGGAGGTTTATACCTTTCCGTGTTCCCCCTACTGTTAATTATTCTCCGTCTTATGATTTATTTTGTATAAAAATAGATGATACTATACCACAGAGTTTAACTGGTAATACTGTATGTGGGGATTGTAACGTTCACTTAATTCCTGGTGAGTATTACATTAAAATATACGAACAATTATCAACTACCAATCTTGACCCCGCTTTAAGTTATGATGTGGTAAATGAAACCATCGTAAATGTCGTAGGGACAAATAAAAATATTCCAACATCATATAGCGGGAATAGTGATGTATTTATAGTATATAACGAAGATAATGATTAAAACAGATATAATAAACTTCAGTAATATAGATACAAACACCCGTTTTGTAGAAAAAATCAACAAAAATGAGTTTTTTGTAAGATGGGGTTTGGATAATATGGAGATTGAAAGATGGTATGATTATGCTGACTTTTCTCCCATTCACGCCGCTTGTCTATTATCAAAATTAGACAACTGTGTAGGTAAAGGATTTACTACCGATTACAAAATTAACACCAAACAAACCTTAAATGATGTATCACGTCAGATGTTTTGGGAGTTTCTCGTAGGGGGAAACTTATTTTTAGAAATCTTATGGAAAAATGACCGTAAGGAAGGTATCGCTGGTTTCCACGTAATCCCATCAAAGTTTATGAGAGCAGGAAAACCAAAGGAAGACGATATCACAACTGTGGATAAGTGGTTGTATTGCACCGATTGGGCTAACTACAAGAAGGTGGGGGTTATTGAGTTTGTTGACTTTGACCCTAACAACTATACTGATAGACAGATTATTCATATCAAACAATACCAGCCCGGTTATTTGTATTATGGTGTTCCATCTTATTTATCTTCTATTTTGGATATCCGTTTATCAAGAGCAATCTCCGAGTTTAACTTACACAATATTATGAATGGAGCCAGCCCATCTATGTGGGTGCACCTACCGACTGATTCCCCAGATTCACAGAACGAGCAGGAGGACATTTTAAGAAGGTTAGAGGAAAGATATAGAGGTAGTCATAATGCTGGTAGGATTGTGGTGTCTTATGGTGGTGATGGAATGAAACCAGAAATCACTCAAATTACCCCTACTATGCAGACGGGTGGATATGCTGAAATCTTCGCATTAGTAAGGGAAAACATTTTGGCAGGACATAAGGTTATTGACGGTTCTATTGTAGGATTACCTAACCCAACTGGTTTTAATTCGTCAGCAGAACAATTAGCAACAACCTATAAATTATTTATGAATACATCGGTTAAACCAGTTCAAGATTTCATCATTAGAGAGTTGAACCCCGTTTTACAGTTGATGTATCCCGAACAAGCGGTATCACTTGATATAGAACAAAACCAAATAGTATAACTATGATTTACAACGTCCTTTTAATCACCGAACAGAAACTTAAAGACAATACACCAATCAACGAAAATGTTGATGTATCTGAATTAAGATTTTGTATTTCTCAAGCTCAACAGATTTTCATTCAAGAATCACTTGGAACAAACCTTTATGAAAAAATCTTAAAGTTGGTTCAAGATAATGAAATTGGATTACCAGCAAATATCAACTACAAAGAGTTATTAAACAACTTTATCCAACCAACCCTTATTTCATATTCTTATTATTTGGGATTGGATAATTTCTTTGTTAAGTTCGTTAATACGGGATTACAACAGTTCGCAGGGGAACAGTCAAGTAGTATCGGTTTTAAGGAGTTCCAATACCTTAAGAATACTGCCAAGGACAACGCCGAGTTTAATGATAACTTGTTAAGAAGACATTTGGTTTTTAACAACTGGAAATACCCCGAGTATACTTTGGTAGAAAACAACGGACAACTTATTCCAGAGTTCGGTGGAGCGTTCAAGGCTTCTGTTGTATTACCACCATCAGGCAGAGGTGGTAGATATGGAAACTACGGTATAATGTCTGGTTGTGATATACCTTATTGGTATGGCGGCAGACGTTCTGGTGAATAATTAAGCTATTAACCTTTTTCTACCTTTATAGATATTTTTAATGTGTTGGATACTTACTCCATAAGTTTCTGCAATTCTTTTGTAATTAGGTTCTAAATTATTTTTTTTACATTTTTTAATATAAGAAACAATCTTGTCTGGAACCCTTGCTCTTGAATGTCTTTCACCCATTTCTTTTCTTAAAACTGTAACCGAATGTTGTGAGTTTTCTTTATGAGTAGCCCATATCAAGTTTTTTACACTACAGTCCAACTTATTACCATTTTCGTGATTTACTAATGGTTTGTTTAATGGATTTGGAATATAAGTTTCAGCAACTATTCTATGGACGTAAAATGTTTTTCCTCTTTGACCCTTTTCAATAAATAAAGATACTGAAAGATATCCTCTCGTCATTAAAGATTGACTAATTTCTTTATTTTCGTTAAATATTTTACCATCTTCACTTACAAAATAATTGGTATCTCTAAATCTTTTCATTTTTTAATTTCTAAACTGATATTTCAGAACAATCTCGTTTTCACCTTTATCATTAAGTTCCAAGATTTCAATATCTTTAATCACTTTATTGTCTTCTGTGGATTTGTAGATATCAGCACCACGAACAATAAACTTTTCTTCTTCCTTGAGTGTTTCCATAAAGTTATACTCACCTTTGGTTACACTTAAGACAAAGACATTCCAAAAGTGATATACACTTTTGTAGTCCTTATTTGATTTCCATAGGTATATTTCGTTATCCATTTGTCTTCTTAAACTGTTGTTTTTGTTCGGTTAATTTTCTTTGGTTGAGCTCTTCAAGTTGTTCTCTCATCTTTCTTTGTTCTGATGGAAAAACGGGTAAACTCTGTCTAAACATTTCTTTTGACTGTCCCATATTATTGGGGGTATTTTTCACCCAAGTATTTATCCATATTATCAAATCTGGTTTTTAATTCTTTGGAGTAACCTTTGGTTGCGAACTCAACCATTAGGTCTGTAGCCAAACAGATATCAAGTAAGGAGGGGCAGATTCCACAATTCTCAAAGTGTTTAGCAACGAGGTGTGATTGGTTCTGAAATACGATTTGTTCTTCTTTAGTTTTCATAGTAATTTAGTTTTAATTTGTATTACAAAGATAATAATAAAAATATATAAATCAAGTTTTTTGATGAAAAAAGGGGGGTGTTTCAGTTAAAAAAAAGAAATACTAAAACAACATCAACACACTTACTCCACCCCCGAATATCTTATTTATTATAGTCGTTTTTGATTACATCAGACATACATTCATTATTAGTAAGGAGGGTTTCCATATCACCTGCCAACCACAAATAATCGTCAATCACATTATCATTTTCATCAAAAGCACAGACAGATACATTTACGATTACATTACCACCGTGTTTTTCATAGTAAGCTTCAAGAGCTTTTTCAAGCATTTTTAATTCTTTAGATTTTTTCATTTTGTTTTTTTATTAAACGAGGTTAAACATTTTGTTGTTCTTATGAATGGGGTGGTTGGGATTACCAGTTACCCAATCATAGTAATACTTTCCTTCCTTCTTGGTTGAGAAGTGGATTTTACTTTCTTCAGTTGAGTTGTTCCATTTTACAGTTACTACACAACCACGAGTTTTAGATTCTAAAACTACATCTTGGATTTGGGGGTCAATAAAGGTTTTCATTTTGTTTTGTTGTTTTAATTGTCTTACAAATATAAATCAAATATTTTAATCTACCAAATATTTTCTTGGTTTTCTTGAAAAATCTTTGATGAACTCATTATGATAATCTGTAATTTCCTCATCACTAAACTTTTCATCTTCATAGTATAACCTTCCGTTTGGTATAGGGTGATATGTTCCGTATTCATCGGTATAAACAACCCAGTTGATAATTTCATACTTTATACCATCAAAGGTATTTTTTGATACTTGTTCGGTGATTATATCAACATTCCGTTCGTGTATTCTAATTGTTGTCTTTTCCATTTTTTTATTATTTAGTGGTAAAACCATTAGGGTAAAATCCGTCCATCATAGTATAGAACTCTTGTTGTAGTTCATAGATACTATCAAGTAAATCTTGTTGGTTAGTGTTACCTTCTTTTTTAAGTTGTTCCAAAACCATAGTCATATCTGGGTCAAGGTTGATACTTTCTTCAGTATCATATCCGTAGTCAGCCAAACGAGCGATGGTTGATGATTTGTAGTTCTGTTTGATGTAATCTGTGTTTTTCATTTTGTTTTGTTGTTTTAGTTGTTAATTGTCCTACAAATATACAACCTTCTGGTTGAACCACCAAACTATTTATAGAAAATAAATAAAAATTATGAAAGATTTTTTTAGAAATATTTTGACTGGAGTAGATGGGGACTTATCGTCCAAGAGGTTGATTACCCTATTATCCTTTGTTTTAGTGTCTGTTGCTTTCATTAGCAACATCTTCTTTGATATTCCTATGAAGGACTACGTATGGAACGGTATGTTGATTTTCACGGGTTCTGGTTTAGGATTCACAACATTAGAACATTTTAGTAAGAAATAAAAAAAGGGGACTTAATAGTCCCCTTATTTCTTAAGTTGAGGGTGTCGTTCA